ACCCCAGAAACACCCGCCATCGGCTTTTACAAGTCGGCGCTCGCTCCCGAGGAGTTCGCGACCACCACGCTGCAAGACCTGATCGACGCGATCCAGAGCGACGAGTTCAAGCCGAAGATCGAGAAGCTACGAGCTACCTTGGATGCCGGCGACGACGACGGCTACGCGGTGGCAAAGAAAGACCTGCAAGCGGTTAGCATCTCCGGCACCTGCGACGGCAAGCGGGCGAACGCGATTCAGGAGGGACGCTTCACGCACTCGGGATTCCTGCAACTCGATTTCGACGCGGTGGACAACATCGGTTGGGAGGTGGAGGAGATCGTGGAGATCCTGCGGGCGGAGCCGCGGATCGTCGGGGCGTTCGTCTCGCCGTCCGGGCAGGGAGTGAAGGGGATCGCCCGCATCCCGGCCTGTTCGACCAAGGAGGAGCACGCGGCGTGCTTTGCCTCCGCGAGGAACCATTTCCGGTCGTCCAACCTGGTGATCGACGAGGCGTGCAAGGACCCGGTGCGGCTGATGTTCATCTCGCACGATCCGGCTGCTTGGCTCGACCTTGACCGGGCGTCGGCATTCCATCCCGAAGCACCAATCTCCCAAGACCTCCCATCTGGGAGTTCGCAAGCTCCCCAGTCTGGCGGGCTGGTCATCCGAGCACCGCGCTCGTCATGCCCGCCTCCACCGCGGGAAGGAATCCACACCTGGCTGATGGAGGCGGCGTGGTGGTGCCGGATTCAAGGCGGCCTCGATGAGCGGGAGACGGCGGAGTTTCTCCAATCGCACGACGGCCAACTCCGCCGCGCGCTTCAACCGACAGAGGCGCTGGACGCTGCCAGGCAGTGCTTCGCCAAGCCGCTCCAAGATCCCGCGTGGAAGGCGGCGAACATGGATGCCGATAAGGAGACGCCGGACGAACTGCTCGCCCGCGCGTATGCCCTCCAGTTTGATGAGAGCGACCCGCCGCCGCCGGACGAGACGTGCATGTCTATCGGCGAGATCCCGATAGCGGCGCGGGGCAACTTGACGGTGATCCAGGGCAAGTCAAAGGTGGGGAAGTCGGCGGTGATTTCCGCGGTGCTCGGGGCGGCCCAGCGAGGGAACCGGACGCTGACCGGAGACACGCTGTGCATCGAGTGGAACGGCGAGTCCGCCGGCGCGATCCTGCACATCGACACCGAGCAATCGAGGGCGGACTGGCACGCGCTGGTCTGCCGTGGAGTTCACCGCGCTGGGACGGGCAAGGCGTCGACCCGGCTGATTTCGCTGCCGCTGATCCCGTTCAACCGCGCCCAGCGACTCAAGATCCTGCGCCTGGCACTGGCCCACGAGCTGCCGCTGAAGGGGAAGATCGACGCGGTGATCATCGACGGGATCGCGGACCTTTGCACATCCCCTAATGACGAGGCGGAGGCGCTGGAACTCGTCGGGACGTGCATGGCACTCGCCCAGGAGTTTCACTGCCCGATTTTCTGCGTGCTCCACGAGAACCCAGGCACGGAGACCGGCAAGACGCGCGGCCACCTTGGCAGCGAGTTGAACCGGAAGGCGTTCGCCAACATCAAGGTGGAGAAGGACGCGGAGACCAGTATCTCGACCATCTTCGGATCGGACATGCGGAAGCGCGACATCCCGAAAGAACAAGGATTCTGCTTCGGCTGGTCTGACGCGGACGAGATGCATGTGTTCCTGGCGAGGGCCGGGGAGATCAAAGATACGGTGAAGGAGGAGAAGGCGCGGAAAGAGGCGGCTGGCATCTTGCCAAGCGCAGGCCGGTCGTTCAAATACGCCGATGCAGTGGGGCTGATCCAGGACGCCATCGGCTGCTCCAAGCGCACCGCTGAGCGACGGATGACCACCTATGAGGCGGAAGGGATTATCTTCAAGACGACGGCCGGCGACTACATGTGCAATGAGTGAAGCAAAGTCAGGTATCCCGGCGTGCGGGTGGGTTCTGGATGGGGTGATCGATCTGATGCCGGCCTGTGAGGATGACTACGCATCCTGCGAGTGGTGCGGCAACGAGAAGATCCGTTTCGTCCACATGTTGTCGCACCCTCGCCACTTTGAAACGCTCGCTGTCGGGTGTGTCTGCTCAGGCAGGCTGACCGGCGACAGCGTGGGACCCGCGGCTGCGGAGAAGGAAGTCAGGAGCCACAGTGCCAAGCGGGAGCGGTTTCCTGACCGGAAGTGGAAGGATACCCGATTCGGCGGCCGGACGATCACGCTGGCTGGCCGGCGGGTAACCGTAGCGGCAAAAGCGGGTGGCTACCGCCTGTGGATCGACAGCATCGAAGGGCGGAAGACTTACACGAGCGAGCGGTCAGCCATGCTCGCCGCGTTCGATTACATCGTCTCATGACGCTCAAAACGCCTAACATGAGCGTGACGGTAGCGGGTTGCAAGTCGTTGAAAACAAATAAAAACTACCGTCACCGGACTATCTGATAACCCAACAGCTTTTGACGGTAACCGTCAAGCTACCGTCAAACCGCTTTTGACGGTAAAAACCACTGATTTTCAATGAGATATCCCACTTACCGTCACGCGCCGTCAAACCGTCATTTGTCGGCTACCGTCAAACCGTCATCCCCCTTGTATATAGACAAGGGGATGTCGGTGACGGTGACGGGTTACACCCCCCCCGGTGCTGACCGGCCCAAAAAATAACACCCCCCCACCTCCTTTTAACACAATCATTTTACACAAACAAAAAGATTGCATTAGCAAGGGAATGCTCATAGATGACTGTGGGTGCTTTACGAATCGACTGGTTCCTACACGCCCGACATGGCCGCGGAGATCGACACACCCGTCGAGATTGCCGCCGACCGCTACGGCGTGAGCTTGAAGGTGGCAGCGACCATCCTCCTCGACATCGACGCCGCATCCCGCCGGCTACAAGCGGAGACACTAGGCGCGGTGATCGGCACGCTGATTTCCGGCAGCAACCTGCAAGCCAAGGTCCACGCGCTGGCCATCGCATTCGGCCTCGATGCGCTGAACGGATTTCATAGCCAATCCGAGATCGCCCGCCAACTCGGCTGCACCAGGGCGCTGATCTCCCACTATGTCACCGCCTGGCGCGACGTGCTGGCAGGCGGGGCAGGGGCCTTCGACTGCCTCAAGTTCCGCAAGCGCAATTCGACGCGCCAGACATTCTCCGACAAAGCCAAGAATCCAGTCATCCAAGCCAAGAACCACAAACCATGAACATCATCGACCCATCCACATTCGCCACCAATGGCGTCACCATCGCCGCAGACGCCACGCAAGACCAGTGGGCAGACATCCACCGCACCATTCTCCTCTGCCGCTCCACGTCGCGCCTGTGGCTTAAGCAGAGCAGGGAGTTCGCAGCTACCAAGTGGGGCGCGGACTACGTCGCAGAGGTCGAGATCCAACTGGAGTTAGCACTCGGACTGCCGCAACCCGAACCGAAGCCTGACATCAACCCAGCCGACAAGGCCAAGGGGATCGTGACCATCGAGGGCATCACGCAGCAGTTCGCGCTCTGGTCACGCAAGATGCAACCCGAGATAGTCAACTGGGACAGGATCAAACTCCAGCGCGCTCTCGACCTTCTCGAACCAATGGAGAAGCAGGCGCAGGAGATTCGGGCAAGACTTCATGCGTAAGTCGCTTATACTTAGCACACCCCTATGGGAACCCTACCTATCAGCGGGGCCGACCGAGGTTCCGCCTCATCGCTTTTTTTCCCCATGAGCCATTTTCCAACGACCGTTTGATAATGCCAGCCAAGAAACGCATCCCGAAATCGAAACGCGCCTCGCCAGCCATGACCCGGCAGGAGCGGGCGGCGTTGATTGGCGTCTCGGTCCAGTCGCTGGCGAACTGGGAGCGCGGCGGAGTGAATGTATGGGACGACGAACAGGTCCGCGAAAAGATCGGCCGCATGCGAAACCTGCCGCCGACGCTCAAACCCGAATGGCTACCCGTCGTCGCCAAGCCCGTCAGCTCACCTCAGCAAGACGACCCCACGAGCATCGACATCGAGGCGATCATCCGGCAACTCTCGACTGTCACCGACAAGCACCAGGCGCAGACGGTCAAGACGCAGATCGACGGACTGCTCAACGCCTACAAGCTGCGGGAGGCGGCGGGGAAATACGTTTCCAAGGCGACGGTGGACACCGCCCTGGTGCGGATCGCGGCGGCGGTGAAGGCGGCGATCCTGCGGATGGAAGCGGACCTGCCGCCCCAGCTCGAAGGAGCCGACCCGCCGACGATGCAGCGGATCATCCGCGGCAAGGTCGATGAGGTGATGGCGATGCTGTCTGATGAATCCTCGAAAATCTGGGAGGCGGATGACTCAGCTTGATTCACTCCTCGGGATCTTCCGCCGGAGCTGCCGCCCGCCGGCGCGGTTGGCGCCGTCCGAGTGGGCGTCGGGTCGCGTCGTCATCCAGGACGGACTGACTCCGAAATACATGGTGGAAAACGCGCCGTGGCAGCGCACCCCGCTCGACGTGGTCGGGAATGCCGACTCCAAGGAAATCGTTTTCCTCGCGCCCATCGGCACCGGCAAGACCACCTTCATGGAGGCGGCGTTGCAATACATCATCGCCGAGGACCCCGGCCCCACCCTGCTAGTCGGCCAGACCGACGACGATCTCAAGGACTGGGCCGAGACCCGGATGGACTACGCTATCAGGAACACCCCCGACACCGCCGCGCTGCTGCCGGAGGACCGCCACAAAAAGCGGAAGATGCAGATCCTCTTCCCGCACATGTCCCTCTTCCTCACCGGCGCGAATCTATCCGGCCTCCAATCCAAATCCATGCGCCGGGTCTTTTGTGACGAGGCGTGGCAATATCGCCCCGGCATGCTCAACGAAGCGCGCGGCCGACTTCATGACCGCTGGAACCGGCAATTTTTCATCCTCTCCCAAGCCGGATCCAAGGGCGACGATCTGGACAAAGCCTGGCAGCACACCGACCGCCGCGAGTTCAGCTTTCCCTGCCCGAAGTGCGAGACCCTCCAGCCGTGGAAATGGTGCAACGTCGTTTATCCCGAGGCCGAGACGCTGGACACGTTAGCACGGGCGCAGGCCGCGCACCTCAAGTGCGACAACGCTGATTGCGACTGGACCTGCGCCGACTCACCCCAGCCGCGCCGGGCGCTCGCCGAGTCTGCCTGCTATGTGCCGGCCGCCGAGGGCCTGCCCGGTCACGTCGGATTTCACTACAACGTCCTTTGCAACTGGCGCAAGCCGCTCTGGGAGATCGTCCTGTTATGGCTCGAAGCCAAGGCCGCGCAGCGCGTCGGCAACCTCGACCCGCTCCGGCAGTTCATCCAGAAGCGGCTGGCAGAACCGTGGGAGGAAGACCTCACCGACAACCGCACCGCGCTCATCGGCAATGGCTACCTCGTCAGCGAGTATGCCGAGAAGCAGAAGATCGAGGACGAGGCGCAGCGGTTCCTGGTGGTGGACAAACAGCGCGACCACTTCTGGGCTGGCATCCGCGCCTGGCGGGCTAACGGCGAGTCGATGCTACTCTGGTATGGCCGCGTCGAGACCTTCGACGGCGTGCATGATCTCGCGCTGCGCTACGGCATCGCGCCCAAGCTCGTCTTCATTGACGCCCAGTATGACACCGACCAAGTCTATTCCGCCTGCGCCCGCATGGACTGGACCGCGCTCCACGGCTCCGGTCAGAAATCCTTCGCCTTCAAAAAGCAGAACGGCGACGTCGTCCACCGCGCCTTCACCCGCTTCCAGGACGCGGCGGCGCCGGGAGTCGGCCGCGCCCGCTACGCGCACTGGGCGAGTGACCGGATCAAGGACATCGTCCACGCGCACCGGACCGGCCAGGCGGCGGCGTGGCACATCCCCGACGACGTTAGTCAGGACTGGCTCAAACAGATCGACAGCGAGGTTAAGCGCGAGATGGTCAATGCCAAGACCAAGCAGGCAGAGTTCCGGTGGGTGCGGATTCGCAATAACAACCACGCCTTCGACGTCGAGGCCATGCAGGTCGTCGCCGCGCTGATGCTCAAACTCATCCCCGGCTTCGATGTTTGACACCCCGCCGTCCATGAATGGACGCGAAAACATTGCAGGTGGCTCGGGAGTGGGCGAGGGCGGGACTGTGTGACCCGACGATCTCCAACAAGCTCCGCACCAACCACCGCGCCCTGATCCTCCAGAGCATGGAGCCGGGCGGGCTGGCGACAGTCACGCAGGCTACCAAGAACGGCGTGAGCATGGGCAAGACCATGGGCCTATCCATCCCCGACACCCTCACCGCGTTCGGCCGCGCCATGGAGTGGATCGACCTCGGCTACGTCCCGCAGCAGTCCCGCTCGCTCGGCAGGTTTTGACACCCGCCGCCTGTCATGGCGATCTTGGACGAGTTTGGGCGGGCAGTAAGTTATAAGGCTGCGCGTGCCGCGAATGACAACCGTCATCGGCCGTGGGAACCCATCGAGAAAAAGGACATCTCGCAGCTCGTCCCGGCGCGTGATCGGGTGACGCTTCAAAGCCACGCCCGGCGCATCTATCTGAATTTCGGGCCGATCAAGAACGCGGTCAACCAGCGCAGCATGTATTCCGTCGGCCGCGCATTCGTGCCGCAGTTCGCGGGCGAAGACTCCGAGTTCGGCACCGCGGCTGCCGCCTGGCTCACCGGAAATTTTTATCCCATCGGCGACACCCGCGGCGGGATGCACGACTTCAAAACCAACCTCTTCGGCTGGTCGTCCTCCATCGACGTGGATGGCGAGATCTTCATCCTGCTGACAGAAACCAAGACCGGCTTCCCGCAATACCAGGGCATTCCGTCCCACCGCATCGGCAACCCGCAGGGATTCAACGACGGCCCGCAGCGCGGCGGCACCTTGAGCGACGGCATCATCTACTACCCGTCAGGCGAGGCGAAGGAATACGCGTTTCTCGACAAGGACGGCAAGCTCTCCGAGTGGCTGCCAGCGTCGAACGTCATCCACCTGTTCGACCCAGAGTGGCAGTATCAAGGCCGCGGGCTAACCGCCCTCACCCACTGCATCAACGACTGCCGCGACATCATCCAGTCCACCGAGTGGGAGCGCCTCGCCATGATGCAGATGAGTTCGATTTCCCTCATCGAATACAACGAGAGCGGCGGCCCGGATCCGGATGACAACTTCGGCCAGCTCGTCGGCAACGCCGCTGGCGACAAGGGCATGACCGTCGAGTCATTGGACGGCGGCACTGTCCGCTATTTCAAATCCAACAGCGGCGGCAAGATCGAGACGCTCGTCAACAACCGCCCCGGCAACCCGTTCTTGGAGTTCCACGACCGCCTGCTCAAGTCCGCCTATGCTGGTCTGAATTGGCCGTATGCTTTCTACAACGGCCACGGCGCCGGCGGCGGCACTGCCCAGCGCACCGAGATCGCTATGGCGCAGCGCTCCATCGAGGACCGCCAGGACCTGCTGTTCTACGCCGCCAAGCGCATCGTCTCCTACGCCGTCGCAAAGGCGCAGAAGCGCGGCGACCTCCCGCAGTCTAACGACTGGTGGAAGTGGGAATTCTCCACCCCGCCCAAGCTCACCATCGACGACGGTCGCGTGATGAAGGAGCTGGAGAGCGCCTACAAGCTCGGCTTCAAATCCGCCTCCGACATCACCGCCGCGATGGGCAAGGAATACAAGGATGTCATCCGCCAGAAAGCGGAGGAAGCCGCCCTGCGCCAGACCAT